TTATATACTATTATAAATACTAATAATAGGCAAGAGTGGTTTAGATTCGAGTTAACGTTCATTAACTCACGGAGAAAATCAAGAGATTGATACTATAAAAATCTAAACATTCCACTCATGCCTTATCTTCTTTATAAATATTAATATGGCAACTGTAACAAATACTTTATCAAGACAACCCACTAAATTAGATTATGCTGCTCCTACGCAGTTTAAATTTAATATCTTTAATCTACCTAAAGTAGAATATTTTATAATCACTGCCAATGTACCAGGTATAAGTCTTACTGCTATAGACCATGCCACTCCATTTAAAACGACACCTATTTTGGGTGACGGATTAACATATGATAATCTGGATATATCTTTTATTGTAGATGAAAACTATGAAAACTATCTTGAACTTCACAATTGGTTGGTCGGGATTGGTTTTCCACAAAAAAGAGAACAGTTCAAAGATTATAGAGACACAGAATCAGGCAGATTTCCTGGTGCAAAAACAAGACACACAAGCAAAGATATTGGAGATACAAAACTCGGAGCTGCAACTCCAGATAAAAGTTTATATAGTGATGCAACAATGACACTTCTTTCTTCTAAACATAACCCCGTTGTCGAAGTTAGGTTTAGAGATGTCTTTCCATTGACAATGGCGGCATTAGAATATACTCAAGCGGATACTGATGTAACATATTTAACTATGACAGCAAGTTTCGCTTATTCTCATTACGAAGTTATAACTCTATAAATAATAATATAACGACATAAACTATTGACTTGATTGAAAAATAAGGTATAATATATAGAATGGATTTAAACACGTTACAGGAAGAAGTTGATAAAGATGTTAAAATTAAATCTGACCACTTAGATATTGAATCTTTACGAATTCCTGAACTTCACAATAAATATTTAAAATATTATAATCGTTTCCAATTAATTCTTAGAAAAACAGAAACAGACTATAAAGAACTTTATAAAGAGAAGTGGGAATATTATACTGGCAAATCTTCACCACAAGTTTATAAAGAAACCCCATTTGAGTTTAAAGTTTTAAAAGCAGATGTTCCAACCTATCTTGAAAGTGATAAAGACTTGATAGAACTACAACACAAAATAAATTATAACAAAACAATCGTAACATATCTTGAACAGGTTTTACGGTCAATAAATAATCGTACATTCACGATTAAAAATGCAATCGAATGGAAAAAATTTGAAGCGGGAGTAATATAATGACAAAGAAAAATTCAATTGAATCGAAAAAAGTAGAACCAAAAATTGGCGATTACATTCAAGAATATCCAAACATCTTGTCACCCAAACTTTGTAATCAAATTATAAAGTATTATGAATCAACTGGTGAATTTGAAAAGAGTACATATAGCACAGATAGTGGTTTGTCGTCTAAAACCGAAGAACGAGTAAGAATGGACGAACAATGGATTAACAGAAAAGAAAAGGGTGGATTGTATGGCGATTTATTAGCAGGATTTAAAATTGCGTTACAAAAATATTCAGAACTCTATCCAGATGTTGTGATACAACATTCTACACCTTTTCGTTTAAATCGTTATTCAGCACCAGGTGGATTTATGGTCAGACATATTGATAACATACATCATAGTCATGGTCAACGATATGGATTTCCACACATTACAATGTTAATGTTTATGAGTGATGATTATAAAGGTGGTGAACTTGATTTGTGTGATGGATTGTATGTTAAAAAACCTAAAACTGGAACTTGTGTAGTTTTTCCGTCTAACTTTATGTATCCACATGAAGTAAAACCAGTTACGGAAGGAACAAGATACACGGTTATGGTTTGGTTGATGTAAAGGAGAAAATTATTATGAAAGAATTACAACATTATAGAATATTTCCTACTAATGTTTTTTCATTTAAAGGTGAAAGTATAAATGAAAAGAAAATGCAGGAATATCTTAATAAGAAATCGAAAGAAGACTCGGACAGGAAAGGAAACTGGCAATCTGAGCCCGAATTGCATAAAAATAAAATATTTAAAGCATTGGCAGATAATGCACTTGAAGCTACTCAAGCAGCTTGTGATGCGTTAAAGTACGACCCTAGTTACAAACTTGAAATTACAAGCATGTGGGGTAATATCTTACAAAAATATGAATGTCATCCACCACATACACATTCAAATAATGTATGGTCGGGTGTATATTACATAACACAATCGCCAGGACAAAGCAGTATTCAATATTTTATTGGACAACAACAATCACAAGTTTTGTTACCAAGAGTAACTGAACAAAATTTAGACAATGGAAACCTTGTTGGTTTTCCGTCTGAAAAGGGACAGGGATATGTGTTCCCAAGTTGGGTAGTACATTGGGTGCCTCCACATTTAGATACGACACCAAGAATAAGTGTCGCATGGAATATAATACTTAGAGGTGAATATGGACACCAAAAGGATTTCCAATACGCTAGAATTTAAGATTGAAAACAAATGTCATCAACTCTCCAGTCGTGTATTGTAACCAAAATAAATGAAGTCTATCTACACTTAGATGTAGAACGAAATGTCTCTTATGAATTATCAGATTTTTTTACATTTGAAGTTCCAGGTTCAAGATTTATGCCGAGTGTTCGTAATAAATTCTGGGACGGAAAGATTAGACTTTTTAATCAACAAACTGGAGAAATATATTGTGGTTTATTGCCACAAATTAAAGAATTTTGCAAACGCAATGAAATAGAAATCGTAATTGCAGATGATGTTGAAGCTTCCAGAAAGATAGATAAACCTGTTGTAAAAGATTTTATTGAATCTCTCAAACCAAAATCCAAAGGAAAACTTTTAGAAGTAAGAGATTATCAAGTAGATGCAGTTCATAATGCGATTTCAAACAATCGTGCATTGTTATTATCGCCTACTGCGTCTGGTAAATCACTTATTATCTATGCGTTAGTTCGTTATTATCAAATGATGGATTTAAAATCATTGATAATCGTTCCTACAACAAGTCTCGTTGAACAAATGTATTCTGATTTTCTTGATTACGGATGGAAAGAAAACTATTTACAAAAATTATATCAAGGACACGATAAAAAAGTTATAAATGATGTCATGATATCAACTTGGCAATCTTTATATAAAATGCCGAAAAAATATTTTGATGAATTTGGTTGTGTCATAGGAGATGAAGCACATTTATATAAAGCAAAATCTCTTACAAGCATTCTTACCAAATTAACTAATGCAAAATATCGTTTTGGTTTGACTGGAACTCTTGATGATTCACAAACTCATAGATTAGTTCTTGAAGGGTTGTTTGGAAGTTTAAGTAGGGTTGTTAAAACTAAAGAGTTGATGGATTCAAAAACACTTGCAGAATTAAATATTAAATGTTTGTTGTTAGAATATTCAGAAGATGATTGTAAATATATAAAAGATTTTAAATATGCACAGGAAATAGATTTCTTAGTAACATCTGAAAAAAGAAATGAATTCATTTCAAATTTAACTGTATCCACGAAAGGAAATACTTTATGTTTATTTCAATTGGTAGAAAAACACGGCAACCCTTTACATGATTTAATAAAACAAAAAGTTTCTGCAAACAGAAAAGTATTTTTTGTATTTGGTGGAACGAGTGCAGATACAAGAGAAGATATCCGAAGAATAACAGAAAAAGAAAACAATGCTATTATCGTAGCTTCTTATGGAACATTCTCTACTGGAATTAATATCCGTAATTTACACAATGTTATTTTCGCTAGTCCATCTAAAAGTAGAATCAGAGTATTACAATCAATAGGTAGGGGATTAAGAAGGGGAGATAACAAGAAAAATGTAAAACTTTATGATATTGCTGATGATTTAACACATAAAAGTAGAAAGAATTTTACTTTAAAACACTTTATAGAAAGGATTAATCTTTATAATGAAGAACAGTTCGAATACAACATTAAAAAGATACAAATGAGATAAATATAAGTATATGAGTGATTTAGCTAAAGAACTCCCAACATATTATATAATTAAATTTTTTAATGGTGAAGAAATTGTTTGTGATTTAAATCATATAGATGAAGAACAAGTAAAATTAATTAATCCAATGAAAATTCATGCTTAT